ATAATTGTCTTTTATTAATCTGGTGAACTTGCCTGAACTGACTGCCCTTTATCTAACGGAAATCCTAAAATAGTACCTGAACCTTTTGTGAAAACTGCCGAATTAATTTGTACTGCGCTATTACAAAAAGCATAATCCCCAGGATTAGCCACTCCTTGCCTGGCATCTGTTCTTATGGTTATAAAAATTTCATCTGTATATATTAAATTTAAAGTAATTTGAACATTTGATGTGGCTCCATTAACATCAACGGCCTCTAAAATGTACCCATTTTTTTCTATCACATAACCGGAATAGGCATCATAGCCGTTTGAATAACCTTGAACATTTATTATTGTTTTTATAATGCCTTTTAAAGTCATTACAGAGTTATCCCTTAAATTAGGAGAAACATTTAACTTGTATTTTTTAATTATATAGGGACTTGCTTCATCATTTGAATAATCATCTTCAAATACTAAATCTAGGCTAACAGTATAATCTATATTTCTTATGATATCGATTGTATCGCTAGCGGCTGCACCATCGTTATCTGTAACTGTAATTTGATATTTGTAAAAATCCCCAGTCAAGTTCTGCAGATTAGTTTCTAACTGAAAAGGAGAATCGATCGTATCTCCGTAAGGACCCTCGATTTTTACCCATTGTTGAGCAACAACATCGCCATCAGGATCGTAAGCTGTAGCCATTAGATTAGTTGTAGTTTGCTGATCAGTTAAATAAATATCATCACCTGCCAAAACAATAGGAGGTGTATTGTCATCACCCTCTGTACTTGCAGCTGCATCTTTATAAATAGAACGGCCCACGGTAATTTTTGATTTATTTTCGTCTAAGTTCCAGCTGCAATTCAATACATGAAAATCTTTTAAATAAGTATAATAAAACAATACAATATCATTAAACTTTACTGCGCTTCGAACTGACATATCAATCTTCTCTGTAGTTAAATTGAATATTCTGCGGTATATATTTGCAACCGTTTTTAGATAACTACTGTTTTCAATCTTATATACAGCATCTGTCCATTGTACCCAGTGCCCTCTGGAATCGACCACATCATCAACAGCATATTTTTTTACAGTAAAAACACCCAATCCATAAAGAACAGCTGTTTCAACTACCATTTCTCCACCATCATTGAAATTAAAATAAACAGCGTTAATATCTATTAAAACGCCATCCCTGTAAACGGTGTATTTATTTTCATTAATTAGATTTGCGCCAAAAAGTGAAACCACACTGTAATTTTTTTGATCAAAAGTAAAAGCATCAAGTATGGGAACTTCACGGTCATTAAAGAATGATGTTTGCTCTTTTAATTTATATAATTTAAATCCTTTTGAAAAACCAGACTTATCATTCCCATAGACCAATTCTATATCTTTATCGACAGTAAAATCGCCATTAATTAAATCTATAATTAAATCCTCTTCGATAAAAGCAATTACATCCACCTCAATTTTACTTATGGAAATACCTTCAATATAGGTCGTATTAATAGAACCGGTTGGACCATAAAACTTAAAATCTAAGAGCCCCTCAGATAATAAAATGTGCTCAATATCTATTTTAGCTAAACCTGAATTTTCAAAAACCAATTGTTCAATATCACTGACGGTATTATTAAAATTACTATTAATCACCTCTCCATTAAATATAATTTCATATTTAAAAGGGTTTTTCCAAAGCAACATATCATCAGGCGAATTTTGGTTATTAAATGGTTTTATAATTTTAAATTCTAAAGCAATAGCCACTTTTTGACCCTTAGAAAAATATAACTTTTCACGCAAAGAAATATATTGAGAATCATCCTGGGCATAGGAATTATTATACCCAGCGCCTAATGTAAAAGCTTTATTGTAAAAGGAAACTTCGTAATTTGGATTTATTGCAGAGGCATAAAATTCATTATGACCTATCCAGCTTGAAGCGTCTATTCTTCCATTTACACCAGTGACTATAGCCCAGCCGTTGTTCAGTTCCTTACTTGCCGTAGGGGGTAAAAATGGAGCTATTTTTGAGTTTGATATTATGATTTGATTGTAGGGAGGAATCATCGTAATATTTGGAGTTGCTAGAACTGTTACCTTTTTCAGCAATCGATCATATATTAAACTACTAAATAGTCCCGTATTAGGCTTATATATTTTATATTTAACTTGTCTTAATTGACGTGTGTTTATTCCCTCAATATACCATCTATTATCAGCCTGATAACATAAACAAAGGGTGTCCTGTAGCAACGTTTCTAAAATAGAATAAGCATCTTGCTTTTTATCTTTTTCTAAAAAAGTAAGACCATCAATATAAATAGTATCCCAGTCTTTATTTACAAAATTTTCTATTGCTGGACTAAAATATAAATCTAATTCTAAGCCGGTCAAAAGCAATAATTGGGTATAAATATCAATTAATGATTTTTCTCTTTTATAATATTCCTCTGGTAAAAACTTCCCTTTTAAACGACCCAAACCACAAGAAGCAGCAAATCTTACAAAGAAAGAACCTGATTTATAGGGCTCGTCGTATAAATCAGGTATGATGTATCCCTGCCATACAATAGCATCATCAGTACTGCTTTTTATTAGTACATGAAAACGATGCTCATCACCAGTAAAGAAATTTATAAATGCAGCATCAACCGCATTAGTAGACAGCATGTCAAATTGCAAATTACTTCCCACAATAGTCATCGCATCCTTACTGTCACTGCCAGACCATTCCAGAACAATCCCAGAAGCCGAAGCTTGCTCTAACACTAATCTAGTATTAAAACTTACTGTGTCAATTATGTCGATGTAATACATTATGTAAGTCGGTTTTTCAGTGCTTGAGCACGCTCAAACATTATTAACATATCTGCTCCTCTAAAAACTATATTAGGAATAATCTGTACACCGCTACCGCCTGACATCTGGCCATACAACGATTTTTGTTGATTTGCATTTAAAATTAACTCACTGCTGTTTACTCTTGCCAATATTTTATCTCCGTAATAAGAGGAACCGCCTACTACACCACCCGTTTCAAATTTTGGTATACTTGCAAATGCAGCTAAAATACCGCCTACAGCTGTAGCAATAAATGCCGGTGTTGTAAAAATAGCTGCTGGGCCAGTAGCAGTTCCAGAAGCAGTAGCTCCTGCAATAGATTGCGAAATTGAGGAAGCCAACATCATAGCAATTAATTTTGTAATTGTTTGCACTAAACCACCAACAAAACCTTCAAAACCATTGCTTGCTAGACCTAAACTATTTACTATGTTACTTGATAATGCTCCAAATGCATCAGAAACAGAAGCTCCAACTTGATAGCCAACTTCTTGTAAGTATAGCATTCTTTCTGATAAATCTTCAACAGCTTTCTTTTGAAATTCAAAATCAATAGGACCTATTTTAGGCGCTTGTAAATCAGCTAATCCCGTAGATTGCAATGTGTTTTCTAGAGGCTTCACTTTTGGACTAGATGCAATATTGATTTTCCCTGTAGCACCCGTTACAATAGCATCTGCTACTGCATTAGCGATCGCCGTTGCATCCACTTTATCTTTTGCTATGATAATTTTAGGTAGTTTCTCGTTGCTAAATGTGTTTTTTAAGGCAGTAGTAATATTATCACCTATTTCATCAGCAGTTTGTTTACTGTTGCTCGATAACTTGTTAAAAAAACTAACGGCATCTTTACCTATTGTAGAAAAACCCGTTGCTAGAGCCGTTTTTAATCCATTTAGATCAAATGTCAATACCGCTTTTACTAGGTTTCCTAAAGTTTTAAAAAAGTTAAAAATATTTTGGCCTACAAAATTTACAGTTGCAAGGATGTTATTAAAAACTAATTTAGCCACGGCAAACATATTTCTAAATACTAAAATAGTAGACTCAATGGCCCCTCTAAACAGTATAGAGTTATTATAAAGATCGACAAAGTAATTTGCTACTTCTGCTAATTGTTTTTTTATTGGTTCCCAATTATTTACAACTACATAAGCAATTGCTGTTAATCCCGCAACTATTGCTAAAACGGGTAATAAAGTAGCAGCACTTACAACTCCTATTGCAGAAAATCCCGAAATCACAGCTGGAATAGCAGAGGCTACTGCTCCTACTACAACTAGTAAAGGACCAAGTGCAGCTGCAAAAGCAGAAACAACGACAATTATTTTTTTTGTGGAAGGGGATAAGTCTTGGAACCCCTGGACCATCTCTTTTAATTTTAAAACAAAAGGTTTTATTCCTTCATTAATTATCTCACCAAAAGACTCCATTAAATCCCCAAATGAATTAGACAATTGTTTGATACCACCCGCACCTGCCTCTGCAGCTGCTTGTGCACTACCGCCATATTGTTTATCTAATTCATTTAAAATAATTGTTTGCGCTTCAGCTAATCGCCCCGTCTCTGCTAATGAGTTAATTAATGCTTTTTGGTCTTTTGAAAATTGGATACCAGAACGTGACAATGCCGAAAGGTTAGCAACAGGATCATTCAGAGCTTTACCTAATTGAATAGAAGCTGATTTTAAATCACCACCTAATCGTGTCGCTAAATTTAATGCAGCAAGCTGTGTTCTATCAAATTGATCTCCTGCAATATTTGTAAAGGTTAATAATTGAGCTGTTACATTTCCAAGAATATCTTCATCACCGAATAAAGAATTATTTTGTAAATCGGTAGCCATCTTCTGTAGCTTTTCTGATGTAAAACCCGCTTGATTACCAGTAGTTTTCAAACCTGCCTCTACTTGTGCTACTGCTTTTGCTTGTTTGTCAAACAAAGCAACCGCTCCAGCACCTGCTGCAATAAGCGGTAAGGTCAAATAGGTGCTGAGACTCTTTCCCGCTGACTGCATCTTTTTACCAAACTTGTCAATTTCACGCAATGAGTTTTGCATCCCATCAGAGAACTGTTTTAAATCAACCTGGAATTTTATATTTATCGATGCTAGACTCATTGAAAAAAGCAATTTTTAATGTGGGATTAAAAGTACTTTTGAGTTAGTATTATAATGGTTGAATAATTCAACTTTATAAATATACAGTCAAAAAAAAGACCAGTATCGCTACTGGTCTTTTCCTACTAATAAACTAAACAAATAGAAAACCTAAGAAAGAAAATTTTAATTATTATTAGACTACTCGAAACCTAACGCTAGGAGGTGTTATATTTGCTGCACGATCGCTATCCACAAAAGACCAGGTTTCTGGGGCTAATGTATTGAATGCAAGCGTTCGCCTAATTACTGTCGCATAACTAGATGCATTATTTGACAATAAACCAAGATTGAGGGCGCTTGTTACCAGTACCGTTCTAAGAGTACACATACCTGAATGTCTTATTCCTAACCAATATTTAGTTCCACTTTTAAAAGTAAATGCTAATGATCCTTCAACTAAAAGGAAAATAATTTATTTTTTTTCTGCTTTTAATTTGTCCCACCGATTAAAAAACGATTCGCTAATTGCTTCTTGTTCTTTTAGATTTTTTTCTTCTTCTTGTGTTAACTTTATTAGTTTCTTTTGCTCCCAGGGGAAAACTATAATATCTGTTTCCTTAAAAGATTCACTCATAAAACTGTACATGCTTCCATACATAATTTTACGTGCTATTTGCCATCTTTCTCGGCTCGCATAATCTTCTTTTTTCTCGTAACCGTTAACGATGTTATGCAGTTGCCTTTGGGTTAAAGAGTATAAGTATTTAATGTCTAAGCCTATTTTACCACAAGCCAGCTGCTCTATTTGGTCCCAAGTGGTCGGCTTTTGTTTTTCCCCTGGGCTTTCAGCTTTTTTTCAGATTCATAATCATCACCTACTGTATTTTGCGGCATATTTTGCGAAAAACCATTTACCAGATTTATAATTACGTTTTGAAACTGCTGAATATCTAAGCACCTAATTTCTCTTGCGGAAACAAACTCCACGTTATCAGAATTACCACTTACCATTGCTTCAACAATTTCACTCATTACCTTCATGTTTGAAAGTGATGTTTTTCCTGGTACAAATTGAGTTAATACCTGGAAGCGTTCATTTACTTCTTCTAGTGTATCAAAACCCCAAATTTCCCCTAAGTTCATAAAAACTTCCAAGCCAAATCCTAGCTTGAAAGTTTTTTCATTTACTTGTATTTCAACTGACTTTTGCATGTTATGCTACTGTCTCTTTTACCAAATCCCCATTACCTTTAAAGGAAATTGAAACTTTTACAGACTCTCCAGTATTTGCTCCCAGATCGTGATTATCGATGTAGGCCTTCATAGTGTATACAAAATCACCAGTCACATCTGTAGTGAATTCAATATCGATTTCTTCTTCTGCAAGTTGTGCATCAAGCAACATGTCTGCAGTTACATGAGTTGTATCACCAGGAACTAATTTTGATAGCAATGCTTCAGTGCTACCAGTAACAGAGTAGCCAGAAGGAATTGATACCGTACCATTAGTGTCTTTTGTTGCTATCTCTTCTAGTTTTGAAGAAATAGTCAATTTGCAAGTCGTTGCATGAAGAAATTTTTTTCCTCCGAATTTAAATCGAAGTAATTTACCGTTGTAAAAAGTACTAGCCATGTTGTTTTATTTTTTAAATTATTATAAAATTTATTATTCCTGAAAAGGTTCCGCTTTCCTCGTTGTACTCTATAGATGATGATTGCAATAAGTAACTATCATCGATTGCATCTGCTATTTTATCTGTAAAATCACAACATTCATCGTAACTTTCTACATCAAACCAAAAGTTAAGCGTAATGACCAACTGTCCGTTGTCCTTTGTTTCTGGCATTCTCTCGCCTAGAACATAAGTTGTTAAAGGCAGTTTATTTTCTATCCCTGCAACTATAGGGAAAAGAAATAATTTATCAACACCATCGACAGGCCGCTGCATTACATTAGTAAAGTCAGGGAGCTCTTTTAGAAAGTCTCTTGTTTCTATGGATAGTTGTTTGAACATTATATGCTTAATTTGTTTATTCTACGCTGGATAAAAGCAGCTACTTTTTTTTCGGCATCAGCGGTTACTTGTGAATTTGTAACATCATTTGCTTTTTTCATAAAAGGGTTTCCGGTTGTTCTACTTTTGACCCCTGCTGTATTCGCTCCTTTTTTTCTTTTTCTCTTAAATCCTTTAGTATATAAATTGACACCTTCATGTACAAAATTACCGTACCAACCGTTATTATTCCCTTTTGCACGCGGGCCTAAGTATATTGTAGGGTTAGCATTTCTACCTGTTATCGCTCCTAACGATTTCTTTAAGTTTCCAGGCTGAATTAATTTCCCTCTGGCTTTGTGTGGTTTTTTCGAATTCATCACAAACGAACGAGCCGCTTGCAGTGTAGGTCTTGCTACTTGACGAAGTAGTAATAAGATTTCCTTTTTCTTATCTCGATCGCTCGCAAGAAGTTTTATTTTTTCTTGTAACTCAGCAAACCCTGTTATTTCAATTACTGGCTTACTCATAGCTTTTAACTCTTAATTCGAGATATTGTTTTCTTCCAAATTCAATTATATGGATTACCTCAAATTTTCTTCCCTCATCAATTAAAATCAAAGCAGTCCCATTTTGTTTAATTACCGGATTGAACCAAGTCGTATAAGTCCGAGAGATTAGATGAATGACTTTTCCATCGACTTCCTCTCCTCCAGATAAATCTTTCATAGCTGCAAATGGCTCACTTATTACTACTTCTGAGGAAACCTCTGCTCCTGTAGTTGTTTGCGTTTTTAGCTTTTTGACTAATTGAATCTTTCGATCCATCTGGCCGATAAAAGTTTTGTTTTCCATGACTTAATATTTTCTGTAAGGCCTTAGTAAATTAATAGATGCTGTGTTATTACCATTTCCATCTTCTCGGTATACATAAGCACTAGACAGTTGCAAACGAATAGCTTGTAAGATAGGCTTAGGGCAAGTTGCCACGGTAAACCCTTGTGCTATAGTTATAATTACCGCATCTTCCCGAATAGCTGTTGCTGGCATTGATAAAAACTTAATATCAAAACACTCTAGCGTACTTGAATTGCGTAGTTGATACTGATCTATATCGAGGACTGTCAATGTATCTTCTCCTGGCGCATAATATTCAATCTTGCTGATAACGTCATTTTCATAATTGCGTTGAAACGTAACAGGCGAAAAAAATACACTGGATTGCATTACAAAATTCCTTATTGCAATGGATCTATTCATGTAGTTTTGACAAGCTGCTTGAGCGCTACTATTAAAGGATTCTATTAGATCATCTTCATAATCTAAATCATCACTTACTTTGCACTGTTTTTTAGCTTGCGCCAAAGTTAACAGTGGAGACTCTTCGATATCTGCTGTATAATAATGCGTTATCATAAGATTGTATTTTATATTATTTTGAAAGCCTAAAATAACCCGCTTCTTCCAGCTCTAATGCTTGCAGTTCAGCCAAAGAAGCCTCTTCACCGACATTATAGCCTAAGCCAAATCTCCCTGTAGGAGAAAGAATAAATACCCCTTTGAGCTTCTTATCTTTAGGTTTAATACTTGCTGCTGCAGTTTCAAAAGCTGCTTTAGCATCATCAAAAACTTTTTTAGCCGCTTCCTTTTCTTCAGGAGTTGCTGTTTCTGGAAGCTCGTTAAAAGCTATTTCTGCAGCTTCAAATTTTGATTTTAATACAGCCACCGCTTCGGCGGCTGTATTTGTTTTTTTATTACTCATCTTTTTTTAGATTAAGTTGTTAAATAATCTTTTGCAGCTGTAAAAGCCCCTTCTTGCATTATTGCAATGTCAACAAATACATTTGCAATAATTTCAATATATCCATCTTTTTTACGAGAAAGATTATCTACTGTAAGATCCATAAATCCCCACTGCCCAATTACCAATTGAGAGAAATCTCCAAATATAGCTGCAGAACAAACCGCAGTAGATGTTCCTTTAGTTAGATTTGATGGAACATGATTTGAAACTGCAAAATCATAGCCATTTACAGAACCGCTTTCAGCCATTAAATAGGTAGCCTGACCAACTTGCTGTGGAGTTACTTTTAACTTCCCTCTTAACTTTGGATTAGATAAATAGCCCATTCTTGCTGCATTTGCATTTGCAACAAATACCGGAGTTTCTAAAGCTACGATTGATGGCCATGTTGGCTCATTACCGTTATCGCCATTAGAAAGAGTGTTGATGCCTGGGTAATTAAGAATTCCTCTTGGATCACCAATTCCGCTACCGTTAATACCTGCTTTATCAATTGCATTTGCAATTTCATCACGTATCGTTTTTGCCGTATAAGCTTCCATATCAAATGACGATTGCATCAAATTTTGAAGAGAAATCGGCACTCTTACGGTTAAACGTTTTGGAGTCATTTCGATTTCTGCAAATTCATCTTTTGATGCATCAGCAGTAATCACTTCCCCTTTCCAATAGGCTGTAATTCCCCCTTTGTTTTTTGGGAAAGAAACGTTTCCTTGTAAACCAGTCAAAAATATCGCACCTAAACTTTCTAAAATCGGTTTTGGTCTAAGGAAATCAATTGGCGCCATTGTATCAGTCGCTACCGTTGTTCCACCAAATGCCCCACCATCTTGCGTAACAGTTTGACCTTCGGCACGATTTTCAGAAAATAAAGGCACCATTAAACCATTTGGATTTACACCAATACCAGCGGCTGTTGCTGCTGCACTTGCTCTTTTATGAGCTACTAGCTCAGCACCCTCTAAAGCAGTTCCAGACACTAATGCTCGAATTGCTTTATTTAAGGAGAATGAAAGCTCTCTTTTTTCTGTTCCAGGAACAAGTACAACAGGCTCCCCATTTCCAGCTGGTCCAAAAGAACGTTGGTTCTCTTCATGCGTTTCAGCAACTACTAAAGCTGCTTTTCTTTCTAGGATTTTAACCTGTAAATCATTGAAAGAAGTTGTTTCTGACTCATTTAAAGAACGAGTTTCTTTTTGTGCACCCTCCATTAAGGCGGTTTGCGAGCTTACCAATCCTGCAAGCTCTTGTCTGATCATGGCAGATTTTTTCATTATTAAAAGTTTTGATTAATTATTAATTGAGCTTCAAAGGTTGATAGCCCTTTATCGATAGAACGGTTTTCAGTTTCCGTTTCTTTTTTATTTTCTTTTGTCAATTCAGCACGAATAGCTTCTATATTTTCTACTGATCTTTTCAATGCTTCAGGATTAGATCCTAATGGAACAATGGACCATTCTAACAATTCTGTTCTTGTGAAATACAAAACACCAGGATTCTCTCCATCGGCTGCTATTCCCATTCTACCTTCTATTGGATTTGCTCCAATAGATGCCATTCTAAGTGTTCCTGCCTGTACTTTTTGCCATACTTTTTCAGCCATTGGATTCACATCGGCACTTTCGAAACGAACTATCGCTACTAATTGATTTTCTTCTTTTCGAACTTCAGAAGTTCCTAATATCATATCAGGATTATCCGACCAAGTCCGATGGCCATAAGCTACAATAGGATTCTTTTGATAACGGATTAAATCCCATCCATCCATTTTAAAAACAGTATCGTAGCTATCTACTGCTTCAGTAGAAATCACAAATTCTGCTTCACGGTTTTTCTTGTTATCGTCCGTTAATGCACGAATCACAGCTTCGCGGATTACTGTTTTATTTGTTAACTCCATCTTTACCGTTTTTTAAATTTTGTTTAATTTGTTCTTCAATAAATTGATTTGTAGGGGTGAGATGCTCATCTAACAACGATGGACCGTCATTCATATCTTCATATCGCCTGGCTTCATTTCTTGTCATAACACCACAGTACACCATAGATGAAATCCATTGCGCACGGCTCTGGATATCAGCACGTAGCAATACATTCATATTTCCTCGGATAAAATAGCCTTGCAGCTGTTCTTTATCAGTAAATAATTTTTTAGCAAATTCCTGCTCAATATTTGTAATATGCGGCTGGATAGTATCACTAACGTGATCTAAAGATTGCTGCTCAATATTATTGTTTGTAGATTGTGCTAAGGACTTTATCTTGTGTGGTGCAATATTAAAGAAGCGGGCAATTTCTTCTATGGAGAATCTTGCCGTTTCAATTATTTGCATTTCT